GAGAAGTTCAGTTTTCGCCAGATGATCGGCGCTCTTGCTGCTGGCATTGCCCATTTGCAGGCGTTTCAAGGCATCAACGACGAAACCGCTGCGGATGCCTTGCAGCACTGTCAAAAGCTCGTCTGTGAGGCTGTAAACGATGACGGTAGATCTGAATTGGAGTATCAGCCTATCAAGGAACTGGTAATGCAGGTTCTGGAAGATTCGCAGACCATGGCGGAGAGCGGGAAGCAGATCCCAGGCATCACGACAGGAATTGAAGGCATCGACGCAATCAACGGCGGACTTGAGGAAGGTTGCCTGACCGTCGTGGCCGCTGAGTCCAGCGACGGCAAAAGCTCCCTGTGTCGCCAGATGCTCGAATCAGTCGCCAGCGAGGGGCATTGCGCCATTGACTTTACCTATGAGATGATGCCGAAGGCGGAGGCTCGCCGGATGCTGTGCTCACAGGGTAAGATTGACGCAGGGAGCCTGAAAATGGGACTGCTGACACGAGGTGAGCAGGCTGCTTTGCAGGTGCAGGCCAAGAAAATATCAGGCTGGGACATGCACGTCATCGACGTTGCAGGAAAGACCATTGAGCAAATCTGCCGCCACATCGCCCGCAAGTCTAAGCGCCTACCGAAGGGCAAGAAGATCGTGGCGCTGATCGACTACATCCAGCTTTGCAAGACATCCGCAGTCTCCAAGAGCAGGGAGCGCGAGATTGCCCATATCACCAGCACGGCCAAGCAGTGCGCGAAGATGACCGGCGCTCACATCATCATGCCGAGCCAGCAGAACAAGGATGGCGAGGTGCGCGAGTCGATGGCCATCGAGCAGGATGCTGATACCCTGATTCAGATCCAGAAGATCGAGGTCAAGAGCACCAAGAAGGCGTGGGAGAAGACCGAGGAGGACAACAAGCCGAACAATATCCGCCGAATATTCTTCAAGAAGCTGCGAGATGGCGAGAGGTATACCTTTGTGACCATGGAGTTGGTTGGCCGGTTTTTCCGATTTGAGCCGGTGAGAGAACCTGAAACGGAGGCGGCAGCATGAGCTTCATCCCTCGACCACTAGTCCAGCCGGGGCCGTCCAAGAAAGCAATTGGCCGCAAGCTTGCGAAAGTAATTGCCACCATGCGCAAGCTTTCTGCGAATGGGCCAGCATGCGCGGAGGTGAAGGAGACGGCGCGTTTTAACCAGTGAACGAATTATGAAAGACCAAACGACAAAATTACTACCGTGCCCTTTCTGCGGATCAGCAGATGTAAAAATGGTTCCCATAACCACCCATGGATGGGACTGTACCAGCATCATTTGTGAAAGCTGCGGAACCAGCACGCAAAGGAACGTAAAATACGAGGATGAAGCTGTGATGCGCTGGAATAGGGCTCGCCCCATCCCGCTTCCTGCAACATCGCCAAATCTGGCGGAACAAGTAGGAGGTGACCACTACAAAGGTTGTAAGATTCAACCTGTGCAGTTTATCCACGCTAATAAGCTCGGTTTTTTAGAGGGCTGCGTCATTAAGCGCCTTGTGCGTCACGGCAGCAAAAACAAAGCCGAGGATATTCGTAAAGCCATCCATGAGCTACGCCTGATCTTGGAGCTTGAATACGGCGAGAAAGAGTAACCAACCCCTGATCTACACCACACTTATGAGCACACCACCCCCATTCACCGAGATCCAAGAAATCCAGGAGGCGCAACGCGAGGGCTGCGTGCCTGAGCCTGCTTCCACCCGCGAGGAATGGATGCAGTTCGAGCCAGCGGTGGCGACACCGAGAACAGATGGGGCTGCCCGCAAAGGCGCTTACTTGACGGCTGGCAACTATCCAGAAACGTGCGGGAAACAAATCGTCCACATCGAGTTTGCCCGCCAGCTTGAACGCGAGATCGCCGAACTCAACCAGCGCCTCATCGATCGCCAAGAGAGCAACCAGTCTCAACTGATCCGCATCGAAGATGGATGGCGGGAGAAGTTGCGGGAATCGCAGGCGCAGCCCGCATCGCCCGGCAAGCTCACGAATGCGGAGCTTGGGGAGATTGGACGTAAATGTGCATACGGTGTTACAATGAGAGAAACCGGAGCGCAATTGGTGAGCATGCTTGTCGGAAATACCAGTGATCTCCCGGCACGAACCGCCTTTGCCCGAGCAGTCCGTGAGGCCGTGGAGAAGGAGCAAGGGGAGGAAATCGCCCGGCTGACTGTGCGGGACGCAGGGAAACTATCGGAGATCACTAGTTTGCACCATTTGCTCGATGAAGCAGGAGTTGAACTCGCCGAAGCCGAGGCTGAGATTGAGCGTTACACGACGGGATACGGCGCTCTGATCGTCGAGCATTCTAAGTTGCAGGCCAAACTCGCCACAGCAGAGAAGCGGCTGGGGGGATTGGAGTGGAGGCCAGTTAGCGTGAAGCCGACGCAGGAGGATGCGGATGGAGATGGTCTAATGATACAAGTCTTATTCACAAATGGCTACACTCAGCAGCAGTTGTTTGATTCTGCCTTTTCTTCCGGCGCTACGCATTGGCGTGCTTGCTGCCCACCACCAGCACCCACAGCCGAGGAGGTGAGCAGGGCTGAGTTTGAGGACACCTTTCCAAACATGCCCAAAGAGCGCACTCCTTCTGGTATGTATGCAAAGGATAAATTCCAAGCCATGTGGGAGTCTTGGCAAGCCGCCCGAGCAGCGAAGGAGATGGAGAAGTGATTACTCTATGCAACGCCCTCACTGCTGCTCTGGCCCACCTGCAAACCCAGGGTGCAGGGCATTCTATCACCCTGCCCTATAACGCATTTGGCAACGTGAGTTCCATAGACTCATGGTGCCTAAAGAACGGCGTAACCTACTCTCAAAAGGGGCGATTTGTAACGCTGGAAATCGACACAACCGCAGGTCTATGACTGACCAAGAAACCATCATGCATTACTTCAATACTACCGTGACCGGCTGTAAACGCCGCAAAGAGTCCAAGCCGCAGATCAGCTACGAGCCAGGATGCTCAACCATCCGCTGCGATGCCGAGCGCTGCCCGTGTGCCATGAACGACGGCGAGGGCGGCCCGGTTAGCGGGTTTATTGCCACTTGGCAGGGAAGGCATGGCATTTATAGCCATTAGACATCCTCAAATAACATGACATCATATTGCCCATGAACGACCGCGACCCGGCTAACTACAGCGAGGCTAGTTACTGGCCTAACATCGCAGAGGGATGCGACACGCTGGAATCACACGTCACCGAGCTTGTGGGCGAGGAATGGCCACGGGGCGCAGATCCAAAGGCAAAGAAAGCCGTAATAGAGTTGGTGGCCAAGGTAGTTGACCGGCTCCTGAGCGAAGGCCGCATGGCCCCATTAGTGGATGTCCAGCGTTTACCGGGTAAAGAACTGCTCGCCCGCCTGCTGAATGAGATCATAGAAGCCCCTGACGCGGTGCTTATGGCCTACTGCATTGACTTCGTGATGGGAACCGGCGTTATGCTGGGAGCGTCCATGACCTCGATTAGCACTATGCACGGGGTTACTAAGGCCACCGTTAGTCATTATTGCCGCCTGCTCACCGAGACATACCGCGAGGGCAAGCCTGCCATCGGCATGAAAAGCCTTGAAGCCGTGGAGAACTACCGCAAGACACGCACAGGACGCAGCAGCAGGGGGCCGCGTGTCGAATGGGCCTTTGCCTCAACCTTCCAAAAACACTATGCAGAAGCCAGCTAATCCAACACCCGAAGAGATCCGCCGAATCTCCGACCTTATCACAGCCGCTAACACCGTGGGATGTAAAGCGGTGGAGTTCAGCGTCGAACGGCTTAAGGCCTGCGTTGCTATTGGTGAGCAGTTCATCGAATGGAAGAAGCAGGTGGGGTATGGCAAGTGGGAGGCGTTTGCCCTTGAGCACTTCCCGCAGCTTCCTGCGTCCACCCGTGGGAGGTGGCAGCAACTGGCAGCAGCCAAGCAGAGTGGTAGGCTTGACCTGTCCATGGCTCGCGGTCTGCTGCACGCCTACAAGCTCGCTGGGATCATCCCCGACACAGAGCCAGCGCCCAAGGATGGAGGGTGCGAAGAGGAGCCAGCAAGCTACCTGATCCACATTGCACGCACACAAGCAGCCCTTGCACGCATCGCACTGGATGAACTGGCACCAGAGCAGGCCGCGCTGCTCAAGGAGCGCCTGAGGCCTATTGTAGCCTTGTTTTACAAGCTGGACGCTGATATTGTCTACACAGCATGAACGCCGCTCACACTGGCCAGCCCTCCCCGGTAAGGAATCTTTTAAATCACTGAGTCTGAGGGGTTTTTTAATCTACCATCATTTTCATGCGATTCTGTGAATATCTGAGTTTGCATAGATTTGCTAGCCACTAGAAACGCATGAGCCTACTGACGCCAGAGCAGCTTGAGGAGTCCCGGCGCAGGCAGGTGGAGAACCTTTTGGCGAAGCAAGCTAAGGGGAAAACCCTCACGGCTGCGGAGCAAAGGACGATTGCGGCGGCTGCATCATCTCACACTGTGACGACATCCAATTACGTCACCTCATACGATGCGTTGGCTAAGGAGCTTGGCATTACACGCATGGGGTTGTATAAAGTCTGCCGGCGGTTCCCCTCTGAGTTTCCCACGCCAAAGGCGGACGGGCGGCACGACGTAACGCTATGGCTGGCATTTTTTGCCAAGCACAATATTAAAGGCGCGGCGGAAGGCTTGCCGATACCTGCCAGCGACGACGAGGCCGAGGACGTGGAAACCGGCCCTCAGACAGTCCAAGAATGGAAGGCTGAGGAAATCAAACTCAAATGCGCCAAGCTGAACTTGGAGAATGCCCGCGTGTCCGGCACCTTGGTCTATGCCGCCGACGTGGAGCGCGGCGTCTCGGTCCTCGTCCAGTCTTTTCGGCAGGCGCTTAACAACATGCCCGACCGGCTGGCAGGTAAAATCGTTGGCATCACAGACTATCACGAGGCCGTCGAGATCACCCAGGAGGAGGTCAACGTCATTCTGCGCACCCTACAACGCTGCGACTTTCTGCAAGGCTTTGACGCGGCTAAGGCGGAGCAGGCGCTACCGACATTCGAGGACGAGCCGGAGGCCGTAGAAGCGCCAGTAAAGCGCAAGGCTGGCAGGCCGAAGCGTAAGCGATAGACGCAAAAACGCCGCAGGAATTACCCTGCGGCGGTTTCGTTTCTCGGCGGCTACTCGTCACCTTGCGGTTGCGTCCAAACATCGGCAGTCACGATACGCTGGCTAGTTAGGCAGACAAGCGGCTGCTTCTGGCGCAGGCCCATCTTGGCCTCCCATGCGGCGCGGCGGTCAACGATTCGGATCGTGACGGCCTTGACGCGTTCGGCTCGCTGTGCTCGATCCCGTGCCACATCGCCAGTTTTGGCGAGGGCGGTTTCAAGCTCCGCGACCCGTGCCACAAGTGCAGGATCTTGGACGATGACCACGGCTGGCGTCTGCATCTCCCGCAGCTTTGCAGCTACGCCAGGAAGTCGGGCGCGAGTCTCAGCGCGTGGAGGGAAGCGCAGGCTAGAGCTGCGCAGTGTGATGGTTGGCGTGTTTGTGTTTCTCATGTGGTGCTTATGTGCGTTTTGTTGTCGGCTAGCGTTCGCCGCTAGAAATTGGTGGCGCGTTTTTCTTTGGCCTCCCTCGCGGCCTAGATCCCGGCTTAACCGGCGCGGCCCCGTTGGCCTTAGATGCAGCGGATCTAGCCTCTGACTTGATAGAGCGTAGGGCGGCGGCTGGGTTGATTTTGTCAACGTGTCCGCAGTTGGTGCAGGTGTGGTTCATAGGTGGGGTATTAGTTTTGGCCGAATGATTGGCGGGCCGACTCTCGGCATTGATTCCATAATTCGATATTTGCGGCGGCTGAACTGTAGTGAGTGACCATTTTCATCTCACCACCAGCTTCGCGATAAAGGCGGCAAGCCTTACGGGTGATAGCATCCTGAATGGCTTTGAAGGATTTCTTATGGAATGAAAGGTCGGCTTTACCAATCCCGAAAGCTTTAGATGGATTCAGGGCGCAGATTACGCCGAAATGTTCCAGAGATCCGGTTTCGCTGTCTTCAATCCAGACCACTTTTTTCAATCCTTGCTTGCCGCAGCACATGCAGAAATCAGTATCATCATTAATGCCTTTGATCTGGAAGCGGGAGTTCATATTGTTTGGAGGTGCGTTGTTTCTGACTACACATATACATAACCCGACGTTAGGTTATTGCAAGAGAAAGATGGATTATTTTTCCTTGAGGGTGAAAAAAAGGGTGCCAGCGTCTCCATGCCATGAACTCGCTACAACTTTTCGGCATCACGATCCTGCTGCTTATCTGCGCATTTATCTCTAGCCTGCCGGATATAAGCAGCATCCCTGCGCTGATCGTCTTCGTGCTCTTGGCTGGCATGACCTGCATGCGTGCCCTTATCGTTAACCACTACGAGCACACGCGGCCCAAAGGTTGATGCGCTCTAGCGCCTGACATGGCGGCCATAAATGGCCCGCCAGCTAATACCCGCCCGACTCCGCAAGCACCTAGCCTCCATTGACGGAATCATAACCCGCGTGTGCGGAGCCTCGTTGCAAGTCCGGCCTGTGCAGCGAATCTGGGAATGGATCGACGAGCATGTGGTGATTCCGCAGATCGTTGGCAGCGTGAATCCTGGCAACCTGGACACGGCGCAGATGCCATTTTGGCGGGGCATCTATGACCTGTACTGGAAGCGCAGCACCCACTACGTCACCATTTGCGCCTCTGCCCGAGTAGGGAAAACGTTGTTCGCCATCTGCTGCGTAATGCACAAGATTGGAGTTTGGCCGAATCCTATCCTTTGGCTGGACCCCACACGCAAAACGGCGCTTTCGTTCAGCCGTTCGGAGCTGCAACACTTCTTCCTCAACTGCAAAGTCACCAAGGACCGGGCGTTAGTTGACCGCGTGCATTGGACAGCGCTAATGATGCACTTTGTAGGGAGCATCTTTCGCCTAGTTGGTGGCGGCGCTCCTGCTGAAATCGCCGGTTTCCAAGCTGAACTGGTAGTGATCAACGAGTCCGACAAGATCAAGCACAACGTCAAGGCTGAGTCGCCATCGCAGGAGCTAGCCATCGTGCGAACAAAGCAGTTTCGGCACACGCGCAAGATCATCGAGGAGAGCACGCCAACGACCGAATGGGGGCGCATCTGGCGAAGGTTCAAGGAGGGGAGTCAACATCATGTTTACCTCCCCTGCCCTCACTGCAAGACGATGCAGCGCCTAACCTTTTTCAGCGAAGAAAAGGAGGTGCCATTTGATGCCGAGGGCAAGCCGCTTGCGGAAGGCGTTAAGCGCACGGAGAAAACGGGCAGGTTCAAATTCGAACACTTGCGCACGCCGGAAGGCCACCACGACTTGCAACGTGTCGAGCGAGAAACAGTGTACGAGTGCGGACACTGCCTCAAGGAAATCGACCAAATCAGCCTCGCGTGGATGGGCCGCAGGTACCAGCTTTGGGCGCACAATATCAAAGCGCCAGTTGACGACATTAGCGTTCACGTTTGGGCCGCGCTCTCACCGTTCGAAGGATGGGGAATGCTCGCCAAGAAGTTCCTGCTGGCCCGTGGCAGCGCAGCCAAGATGCACGACTTTTTTAACTCTGACCTTGGCCTCCCCTTCATTCGCAAGGCTACCGACATCAAGATTGACGACATTGACGCGGTCATTGCCCGCAGTCCTGAATACTTCCTGCGCCAGATCCCGCGCAAGCCCGAGTGTCTAACGATGTGCGTTGACGTGCAGGGAGACGGCTTTTGGTGGTCTAT